TGTCGTGATGATAAACAACTTCAAGAACAAACATGAACTTGGAAACAAGCAAATGATTCTTGATGTTCAAGGATTTGGCTTTTTAAGGGATTGCTATCCGCAACAAATTTATTTTACAGGTGCAGGTAGCCCTTCACAACGTAGTAAAGCGCAATATTCTGCTTTCAAAGACGAATCAGCGCACCTCGCTATGGAAATGGTAAAGGCTGGTCTTATCCATTACGAACCGAACTTGGCTAATGCAAGGTACACGCACCAAAATATGAAGAGAATTGGTGCGACTACGATAATGAAACACTTGAAATTTGAAAGTGTTATATTCCAATTTCATCGCACTCCTAATGGTCGCATTGCTTTTTTGGAAAAAGAAAAGCAAAAGACAGCATTAAAGGGTATGTCACCTGACTTATTCGACAACTTGATTATGCTTTGCGGTGGATTGTGCTATGATTGTTATCGCATCTTGCGTGACGATGCTGGTATGATGAAAAAGCGTCTTGAAGATGACGATATGCTCGCTTTTCTTGGTGTAAATGCACAAGATAGCAATGGTGATGGAATAACGACAAGGAGAAAGATTAGAAACGCTGATGAAGTTTTGGCTTTATTGAGTACGATATGATTATCAGAGAACACGACATAAATTGGTTTTTAAGCGAACCTGAAAGGTTGTTAAAAATGAAACCTTTCACTCGTGGCGGTAATATGGTGTTACCGCCTTGGGGAAACACAAAGGTATTAAACAACGAAATGATGGATACTGGTTTTGCGAATTTGGAAGTTTATCCTATTTCGCAAGATTTGTATATTACAGAATATCGCCCTGACTTGCACCACATCATTTTGAACAAGATTTTGCCAAAAATCCAAATTGTTATTGATGGTGTTGCATTGCCTCCAAACATGATGGAGTTAACACAAACAGCATCTTTTCAAAAGTTGATTCATTCAGCACACGTCAGGAATTTAACTGTAAATACGTTGGATTTTAGTCTTTGCAACCAAGACCCAGAAGAAGACGAAAGCAAAAAATTCATGCGAATCAAGCAAGAATGGCTTTGGCGAGAAAGGGATTGGGATAAATACATGGCTATCAACACTTGTGAACAATTAGGTAATTGTGCAGTCTTATTTTCGTTTGATACGACAACGGACACTTACGATGTGACGAATTTTTCATACGAAGATGGATACCAATTTATTCCAAATTACGATGAATATGGTGTTGAAATTGCTAGGTCGCTTGCTTATGTTGTTGACAATAAGACAATAATTGACACATACGACAGTAAATTCCATTATCGTTGTGTTCAAAATTCTGATAAAGGGTGGTCTGTTACAAAAGAAATTCACGGTTACCCAATTTGTCCTCTTTTGTTAAAACGTGGAAAAGTCGCATGGGAATACGCTGAAAGCAGTATTGAAATGTGGGAATTGATGGCAAACATTCAAGCAGTTGCCTTGAAACGTTTTGGCACATTTGCGCTTGTCTTAACTGGTGAATTGGACAAAGAAAGTTTCAAGCGTGACACGTCAACTTTGATAATCAACCTTTCAAGTGATACCACAGGAGGAAAGCAAGATGCGAAAGTCCTTGAATTTCCTGAACCTCAAACTATGGATGGATACTTGAAAACGCTTGAAGAAAAGATTTCATTGTTTAGTTCAACAACATTCATCACACCAAAGGACATTACGACAAGCAACAGTGGTGGTAATGGTATTGCTTTGGCTATGTCTAACGACTATGCACTTGCAACGCAATCAGCATTGAATTGGCGAAAGTTTGTCAATGATATGGTCAAGTTGCATCAAGCAGGTCTTGACCTTGAAACGAATGGAACGGAACATTTCAGTGAAATTCGCATCGGTGCAAAGATTGTTCCTTGGTCGCTTGAAACAAACAACACCAAAATCACCAACTTGGCTATGGAAGCACCTTATTTGTCAACACAAACTATTATTGAAAAGTCGCCTGATGCCGCTCCTGACGAAATTGATAGGGTTATTAAAGAACGTGGTGCTTTGGTTGACCGTGGTTCACAACTCATCAATGACAACGCAGAAAAGGCTCACAACATAGCAATAAACCGTAACGACACTATTGTTGACAATATGACAAAAGTTGTTGATGTTGAACCTGCTAAAGTGAATTCATAGTTTATGAATGGATTAAACATAGATTTTCCTATTTATCACGACATTAATGGTGTGAGAACACCGTTCCATGACTTAGTTTTACGAAAAGCGGTTGTGGATGGTGTTGTCATGTCTTTGTCTGATAAGATTACTGGTGACGTGATATACAACGGTAGTGACTTGGAATTCACTATGCAAGAGTATGTGATACACAATGATGTGAAATACACTCTTGTAAGTCCTCCTACTGTAGTGAGGGAAGGTCTTGTTAAAGACAATAGCGAATTAAAAGGCGCAACAAAGTATTCTTTCGAGTTCTACCACCCAATGTATATGTTGTCAAACTTTCCGTTTACTGATGTTGCGGTAAGTTTTGATGAACTTAGGTACAAGTCGCAAGACAAGTCTTTCAGTTGGATTGGCAAGCCACAAGATTTTGTCAACAAGTTAAACAAGAATTTGGAAGGTACTGAATTTGTCGTTGTTCTTAGTTCAAGTGTTGCACTAGACACTAAGGACAAGTTAAGTGAAGTTTTAACTTTTGACAACAACACTATTGCTGATGCCTTAAAGACTGGATATGATACTTGGGGTTTGCCTTATGTTGTTGACAAATTACATGAAGGTGAATATTCATATATCACAGCGCAATATCCAAATGGTCGTGACTACTATGCAGATGGGAAGCGATTTGTTGTTTTGTTTGGCTTGCCTGCAAACGAAATCTATGCAAGTGCTATTGACCAACAACTGAACAATCCTTTTGTATTTCAATTCGGTCAAGGTGTAGGTTTAAAAAACAATTCTCGCACACCAAGAAACAACAAGATTGTCACTCGCATTGCAGGTTATGGTAGTGAAACGAATATACCTTACGGATACCCACAAATCCGTTGGTATGGTGACCCTGACGCAACTTGCACTATTGGAGATAGTGTCGGTGTCAAAGAAAATGTCACTATCAATGGCATCTTATATGAGCGTGTGATGTCATACCCAATATATGAGGGTATTGTCGGTGGCGAATATGTTAAACTCATCAAGCATCCTTTTACTAGGAAGCATTTGATGCCTACAATCTATTACGAAACAGTTTTCAACAAGGTAAGTCAATTTATGCCTAATGGTTATGCCAACTTAGGCTTTGACCCTGACACTGAAATCATAGACTATTACGATGCGGTATCTGAAACTGGCTACAACTACCCAAATGAAATCAACTATTCTGCGCCAAGTTATGAAATTCACGAGTTTGATGACATCAAGCCAGAACTTGGCGAGGCTCAAATTCTTGGTGCGACACCCGTCAACGCTGACTTGACTGATGCTGATGGTTGGGATGACACTATGGATGATGATGGCAACTATTTGCAAAGTTATTTTAAAATAACTTTACCTAAGTTGTCGTTTGACATCTATGCTTGTGCCGCTATCACCGAGGAAATGAAAATCAATATGCGCAGCGGTGCTTGCATTGGTTGCACATTTGATGTTCAAGTTGATTGGGAAGACTACAAACGGAATTTCTATGATAGTGATATGAACTTTGCTCCAAATGGTGAACAAAGGGATTACACACGCTATCCTGATAGTAGTGAAGGAAGTATTTCAGTTGTTGTTCAAAAAGACATCAACACATTCGGCACGTTGATGCCCAATATTTATCAATATCCGCATTCAGGTGACGCTTTTGTGGTGTTGGGTATATCATTACCCCTTTCGTATATCACAAGCGCACAGAACCGCTTAGATTCGGCTATGAAATCGTATATGTTGGAAAACAACATACACTATTTCGACTACCCATTGAAGTTTGACGAACACTTTCTTGCCAAAAACAACAATATACTTAACCAAATAAGACCTAACACGATTATTAGGTTTAAGTATAATGATGAGGACTTGACTTTGTTTGTAAAGCAACTTACTATCAAGTACAATGAAGGTGTGTTGCCACAATATGACATCACGTTGACCGACAATATTGAGGTTGTCTTGAACCAAATCGGTAAAGTTGCTGATGATGTAGAAAAGTTGGGTACTTTAATTTCTTTGATGCGCCAAAGCGTTGGAGGAAATGTTGCTTACGAATTGGCAAGAAAGTTGTCGAAAGCGTATGACGATGCAGCCGCTGGTCACATCACATTCACGAAAGGTGCTACATTCGGCACATACTTTTTAGAAGATTGGATTGGCAGTGGTGCTAGGATTGACAACACAGGATATGGTGTGTTCGACAAACTTAAAGTGCGAGGTTCTTTACACGCTGCGGAATTGGTATTCAATTTGATTGATGCAGAAGAAGGAGAATCAATACGTTCAATAGGTCATGGTGAAATTGAATCGGTTGAAATCACAAGTGAAACTACTGGTTCGGCAACCTTGAAACTTGATGGCAACGAATGGGCAACCATTGATGTTGGCGATATTTGCCGTGGTATGTACAACACCATTGGTAAGGACTATGACAATCAATCAGTTACACCAATTGATAGTAATGGTTTCCAAAACAAGAAAGGATTTTTCTCAAGTTATTTCAAAATCCTTTCCGTAACAAGCCAAAAGGGTTCATGTTCTTTCACTTACCAACTTCAAGATTCAAATGGTGAACATCCTTGCCCGCTGATGAAGTTTGCCATATATGGCAACGTTGACAACAACAAAAAAGACCGTCAATCGTGTATGTATATCAGTGCGGTTGGGATTTCACCACGAGTGTTATTCCTTTCTGATGTCAACACTTGGAAAATCAATCCTGAAAATATCAAGATAGCCATTGGTAACATAGAAGGGTTGATGGTATGGGAAGAATGTACACAAGCGGAATACGACGAGGAACTTATTGAAGAAAACAAGAACACTTGGGTTGATGATAATAGCATAACGCATTGGAGCAGGTTAAAGACCTTGCATGGTCGTGCTGGTTTCTATTGCGAGCAAAACATCTATCTCGGTGGTATCATAAGCCAATTCGTAAGTGCTGCAACTGCCGCCATTGAATCGCAAATCAGCAACTTAGGTCAAGCGTATGTGTATTCGGACAAGAATAGTGTTGTTGTTGATTGTTCCGAAGAGGGTTATGTGCTTGAAGATACAGACATAGGTTTGCAAGCATCGTTGTTCTTTGGAAACCAAATTTGCACGTTGAACAACAATGAGTGTTGGTTTGACGGATTAAATTCAACGTCACATCCTGATAGCATCTTTGCAAACACCGCATACAAGTCGTACACCATTCCACAAGGCACGTTACTTAAATCTCAAACCATTACGATAAGCCTTGTTGGAACGTACAATGGTAACACCTATATGGGAAGCAAGAGCATAACCATATTTTCTCAACGGCAAGGTGCTACTGGCAACAACGGGCAAAGTATTGCAAAAATCAAGACGAACTTAGAAAATGTACTTGTTAATTGTTTGTCTAATGGTCAAGTTTCAGAAACAACGTATATACCTATTACAGCAGAGTTGTACGTTGGCAGTGAAAAGCAAACATCATTGACATACAAAGAGATAAGTTGGATAAGTGGGGAAAACAATTCTTGCACACCAACAAAGCAAGATGAAACATTTAACGATGGTGTGTATGGATGGACTTTTAGGTTCAGAAGAAAAGCAAATGAATACTTGAAATTGTCCTATATATACATCAAGATGACTAGTGGCGCATACACCGAAGAAAAAATGATTCCTGTTGCACCATTGGTATCAGGTGAAAATGGTCAATCATCTTTTGTTTCATTCGTATTTGCTAGAAACTATTCAAGACCAATACCAAACCCAAGTGGAGGTAGTTTTAATTCACCT